CTCTCTCCGACTCCTGGGTTTGTGGTTTGATCGCCGTCAAGTGTGATTCCGGCGGCCGAGGCATCGATCGCCTTTGAGCCGTCCTCAATGTTCGTCATAGTAACTGAAAATGTCGTCGCTGTCAGGTCGACGCCGCCGTCAGAATCGGTCAGCTCAAACTTATAAGGTTTTCCTGTGTCATTTGTTTTTGTTTTAAAAGGCTCGACGCTCATAACAGATCTCCATTAATGTTTTGTTATTATCCGGCGAGTCGAATCGATGTTGATCGATCGTCTCCGTGTGTCGATTGTAATTATTCTAACCTCCGAGGCAATCGAGACGGCGGGGATCCCAGCCAGGACAACCGGATCAATCGTGCTAACGATAACCGCTGTCGACGTCGGAGTGATCGAGATAGTCCCCAGGATCAAACTCGGATCTACAATCGAGGCAACCGCTGAGGAGGCCACCGGCACGATTAAAATACTCCCCAGGGTAATTGTCGGATCTATAGCGACGCCGACACTCGTTACAGGACTCGGACTGAGAGAGAGTCCGCCCAGGACAATAACCGGATTGACCCGCCCTGAGATCGCCGCTGTCGGACTCGGCGTTATCGCCATACTACTTAATACGATTGTCGGATTGACTACCCCCGCAACCGCTGTCACTGGAGACGGTACGACCAGGACGGCTCCTGGAGCTCCTATCTCGACCGTCGGATCCACCGTTGCGCCTATCGCCGTGATTATCCCTGGAGTAACTGACAAGCTCCCCAGGACTGCGATCGGATCCACTATGCCGGCGACGCTTGTTGTTGGGTTCGGTGTTAGGGAGAGACTCCCCAACTCGATCGTCGGATTTACTCTGGCGGCAATCGCTAACGCTGGAGATAAGGCAAGAGACAAGCTCCCCAGCTCGATCGTCGGATTTACTCTATTACTAACGCAAGAAGTCGGAGAGGGAGTAACACTAACGCCGCCACCAGGAAACTCAGCATCATCCCACTTAAAATCATCTATGTTAAGATCAATATTACCAGCTGCAGTTCCCGCTATTTGTCCGAGGAATAAATATCTTGGCGATCTATTCGCACCTGTTAAACTTCCACTACCCTCCGAACTATCATCTATTAGAAAATCATACGTATTACCTGTAGTATCATATTTAATTTCAATCTTATACCACTGACCCGTCGTGACTGTAGCAACTGAGTCTATGTTCTGTAATGAATCGTCCCAATAATACATCCTTAATTTATTAGTACCGCTCGTCTGGAAAAGGTCTAATCGTATAGCAATAGAACTACCACCTGAGTCCGTGGTCATATACATAAGTTGAACTGTATTACCACCAGACATGTTTAAAGCATTAAAGTATATCTCAAACTGAACATAGTTGACTGCTTCGCCAGCACCAGAATCATGCTTAGCATAAGCAGAATCTTCAGTATTGCCACCACTAACCGTAAATGATCGGAGTGAATAAGTACCTGTATTTACAGGTAACGTATCATCTTCATTGAGAGTGCAGCCAGATTCTACAGTCTCAGCCCAGCTGTTTTCATACCCAATCCCCTCAAAACCTTCATATATTACTTCAGCCATACTTAAATTTCTCCATTAAGCACTTCAGGCGTATTCCACCATTCGGCTTCAGGTTTAACGCCTTTAGGCGACAGTCTAATTGCATAGGCATAAGGTACTTTTGAAAATATATGGAAATATGCCCCAATATTTGTATCCTTCAAAGCAAGATCAGCTTCAATCTTTATTCTATCCGTTATCTCTTTATCCGTTCCAAGCTCTTTAGACATATCAGGAATAGTATAGAACTCGGTTTCAGAGATTTTTATTGTACCGGCTATGATTGCCACTACTTAAGACCTCCTTATTTCATTCTGTTATAATGCGCCCTGAAATTGTTAGGGTTAATCTTAGGATCCTTCCCCTGGGGGAATTTGCTCAACATATAATCTTCGTCCTTTAGGATCCTCAGTAAAATTCCCCTACCAATAGTGTCTATTAGCTCATTTGTAAAGCAACGCCTGGCGACTTCGAGCTCGTCCTGAGTCACTCCTTCAAAGCCCAGTCTCTTAAGAAAAAGAGGATATACAGTTGACGGCTCAACCTCTATGCGGCCGCCGTCCTTGCTTACTTTCGCCCACTCGGGGAGTTTCTTTGCCATGATAAACCTCCATTTTAATTTACAATTGATCCCGACAATGCCTGAAAGTTCCTTAAGTCTCCGTTAGATCCATTTCGCAATCCTGGAGAGTCAATGTCTGACCATCTGAAACAGTCCTGTCCGATGTTAGATCCCAGTAAGCATAGATCTCTCTACTCCCGATTGTGCCGTTATCGTCAGTCAATACGGCATACCTGGCACCATCGCCACTTGCCGGTATATTCCCGCCATTTGCTTCCCATACAAGATCTTTGATCTGAACGAGAGCTAGATCGTTCGTGTCGTCCTCGGTCAACACGTCAAAGTCGGTTGAGTTTTTTGTTAACTGGATCCCGCCTGTCGTGTAATCGTTACCAGCCGCAATCTCTGTTAGTTCGCCCAGTGTGTTGATATCAGCCCCAGGAGCCGTCGCACTCGTAACAAGTGCGACATAAAAGTTAGTCGGGAGAGACACCCCCCTAAAGATCCAACCTAAAAAATTAAATTTTCCTCGATTAGTAATACCAGCCATGATAAAGCCCTCCTTTTTTAGTGTTAGTTAAAATTCATTATGCCGCTTGTATTGTTGCCCCTATAATGACTATTCTATGAGCTGAGTTCCATGTTGCCGTCGGCTGTTCTGTTCCGCTTCCCGTAATAGCTTTCGTCGCTATTGCCTTTGAGAAAATAGACGTATCAAGTTCGATCTTTTCAGCGTAGCCACTATCCGGCGTATGGTTAGAGCCCCCATTCCCCGTCGTCGTACCATAAAAAACAATATCACCTTCGTTGGCATCAAGTGTCGAGCTGACCTGGAGACTGTTATCGTTTTGTACGGTCGCCCAAGCCGTATCGGGGATTGGCGTCGTTTGGTGAGCGCCCTCATAACAAGCCCATGCGACATGAATCTCAGCGTCGGGAGTCGTGTCCCATGCAAACGTGATAGCGTCCCCTGTCCTTGCGGCGATATCGGACTCTTTCAAATAGCCGAGATAAAGGCCATTTCTAAAAGTCGTCCCTTGACTCCGCATCTCTATTTGAGTCAAATTTTTGTCACCGAGACTGCAAGAGGTAATACTCCTCGCCCCTGAGCTATCCTCGTAAGAGATAGCAATAACGACAAGCCTATCAGATCCGGCACTCGGAGCAAAACTGCCCTCAGTAAAGTTAGGAATACCATTCCAGGAGTCCAATATTGTAACTTCGGGAACGCCTACAACAACGCCTGGGTCGACTGAGCTAACAACGGAAACTGATTGCGCCGGCTGAATAGTTAAACTCCCCAGGACGACGCTCGGATCCACTTTAGCGGCAACCGCTGTCGACTGCGCCGGTGTTAATTGCGTTCCTGAGAGTACCGTCGGATTGACTATCCCAGCTATACTTATTGCCGGAGACGGAGCATAAGAGATACTCGGGAAAAACGTCCCTCTTTCGATAGCTGAGAGGAGGATCCTATCGTTTCGCTTATCCCTTCCACTCCCAGGGTAAATGTTCGACTTTAATATCTCATAAACTGTCGTCCCGTCGAAAGTGACAACATCTGAAAACTCCAGCTCTGAATTGTCCAGGAAAACCTCCTGGCTCGATATCTTCCAGCGATCCTTGTACTTCTCCAGGTAAAAATCCCGCACGTCGTCGGCCATTGCTTGTGTTCTTACAAAGTCAAAAAAGAACAACTCGGGGATTTCTTTCTCGCCATATTTCGTGATCGATGCCGAGTCGGAGTCTTTTGAAATTTCTTTGTAAGCCCCGTCGCCTGACTGCATCCACTCTCGATCATAATGTAAATCCACTTTGTTAATAACGTCAGTGATCGGCGATCTTGAGATCTCTTTTGACGTGGTCGCATCCGGTAACATACGGATCATTAAATCGGTTATAGTTTTTTCCGACGCCGGAATACCGGAGGGACGCCATATCAATTTAGCTTTGCCGGCATGAAACCGGAAATAACATCGGCACTGAAACGCCAGGATCGAGAGCCATTCTTTAAACTTCTTTTGCTCGTTTATAACGCCCGCAAAATTATAACTCCTGGAGCTAAACTTACTTCCGGCGTCTGTCTCAAAGTTTGCAACCGGCCAGGCTCCATAAGTATATAAAAAATGTTTGAATACATGGTCAGCCCTTTCGATCAATGCGTTAGGGGTTCCTGTAAATGTTCCGGATCCGTCGTCCTGGTAACAGTCAGCATCGACCAGAACACTATCAGCGACAACGATATCGGCAACCGAAACACCGCTCAAAGTAACAGTCCCTGACTTCGTAATATCACCGCTCCTATCAACCGTTCCGGATCTTAAAACTCCGGCCGGACTTGTGCTCGTGCCGGTAAACTCCCAATCAAAACTGTTAAATATTATCTCGTGAATATGCCAGCTTGCGGAGTTGTTCATCGTGAGCAATACGCTTGTCACGTCGCCCCAGGCGTTCGCTGGGATCCATACCGTTTTAGAGTCGGCCGGATTTGGAAACTCAGTCCCGACCCCGAAATATACCCCGTTGACTCTTAGTTGTGAGGCTGAGGGTGTCCCACTCCAAAACTCCGCTTTTATTGTTACACTGATTCTCGTCGGCCGCCTTCCGGACTCGGGGACGCCGTGAGTATAGTTATTCGTGATAGTCGGGGATCCTGAATTTAGCCAGCCCCAGGTTGAGTCATTCGAGTCGTGCATCTGAATACAGCTAAAAGATCCCGTCGGTAAACAACTCGCATAAGACGGCGAGGCATTTCCGCCGCCTGAGACGCTGTGAGAGTGAGACGGATCTAATATAATAAGTAGATCGGAAATAGTCATACCGTCAGTGATCCCGATCGTATCGCTAACCCCTAAACTTACCGCCTGGGACTTAGTTATCTTGCTCGGAACGACAATCATTCCTTTATTTGGCCAGGTGCCGTGTTGATCCCCGCTCTGGCCAGTGTACGTTGTAACGATCGATGTTATATTAAGCCGGACGTTAGATCCCACCGCCCAAACTTTGTTAAAAGTTTTTATCGGGTGATCGAAAGCCTGATATGTAAAATCAGATCGAACCTCCCAAGTTGCCATTCCGTCAACGTGGACGGCGGCCGTTGTCGAGTTGACTCCCCTCGTGAGCCCTGTTAATTGGTTCGAGCTCTTTCCGCTGTAATCGATTTCCTCCTCCTCGATGCCGACGGTTCCGGAACTTGGAAACTCTGAGGCGTCGCCGACGTCGAGAGTCGTTGCGGCGGCCGTAATATCACCGTCCAGGAAGTCAAGAGCACCGGCCAGGATAGCGAGTGTCGGAACTTTTACGACCGTTCCGTAACCGATATTCCCGATCTTTCCGATATCGTCTGGATCCGCGCTGGGATAATCCGTCTTGTCAATCTTGCTCCCAATATATTTATTAACTTTAACTGATTGATCGACCAGCTCCATTGAGAATATAAGCTCGTTAATTTGCCTCCAGTCAATCATATTGCCGACCCACATTATTTGAGGCGGATCCGTTGTGGCATCTAGGCCGAGAAACCATAAATACAACTCACAATCTGTCGTCTCAATATTATTGCTTGCGCTCTCAAGAATGGCCTCTATATTGTTAGCGTCGTCTGGATCATTTATAAGCTCCAGGGACATATCCGAGACAATCGGACTTGCAATCCCGCTGTCGATATTTTCATCTATTGGCGTCCAACTCTTAACCCAGGACTTAGTCGTCGGAGATCCGTCCCAGCCTGGAATATTAAAGACACGATCGGAAATATATCTTGTTCCAGGAGAGGTAAACGGACATTTCAAAAACCAAACAGGAGAGATCCCAGTTTTTAAGTTTTTCTCTGCCTCAAAATTAGTCGGGAAACTTAACATCTACTCAACCCTTAAAATTAAATTACCCTGGCGGGTTCCGTTGCGAGTGTCTGCAAAATCTATCTTTGGAGTAAGGAGCCGACAAGTGTGTTCGATCCCGTTCTCGTCAGTATAAGTAAAGGAATTTGCGGCGCCCTCGACGATCTCCTCGGCGAACGCCTTAAGGTTTCCGTCTGGAGTTGTCACGGTCGATACTTTCTCGACAATGCCTCCAGAAAAATAGGCCGAGGTATCTCCGGTCAGGACATGGCATTGAGGCTCAACTTTTGTGGCGGCCGAATCGATAGTCCTTGTCACTGTTAAAAATTCCCAGGAACTACCTCCCGTGTGATAACTGCTAACGTCTGCGCTAATACCATCGCTAATCCTAAGCCTCGCCCTATTTGCTACGGTAGCATATACCCACTTTCCGAAAGTGACGTTCTGGTCTCTCAACGGGATAACTGAAACACTACCACGAGCATTATTTGACAGATAACAATCAGCCCCGCCCCTTGTTAGCTTTGCCGAATAGGTACCTTTTTTTATTATGGTCGCCTCTTGTGCGATCGAGGCTCCAGCGCCACTCAAAGTCCAATCGTCAGGAGCGGACGAGGCTCCATTCGCCCAATCATTAAAGAGCCAGTTTAATAGAAAGTTATTATTTTTATAATCACTCTCCGGTAAATTCTGAAACGGTAAAACGATCGTATTCTCAGAGAGTCCTTTATTATAGATATAAATATCTCCGCCGTCCGAGCGATCGACTGGCTGTGAAAATTCAACCGGATCTCGCTTGCCAAAATCAAAGACTCTGGTAAACTGCAATACTCCGATCGGAGCTGTTAATCTTTCAAACTTAATAGCTGACATTGCTAATCACCTTTAAAAATACCCTTCACGATCCATATATGGCATCCTGGCCAATCGTCTAACCATAAGCGAGCGACATACCTATTATGACGACAAGACAAGCCAGGACTGTTATTGCTACCTTTAAATAAATAGTTTCCATTTACAATCTCCCCTCCAGGGTCTCAAGTTCGTTTCGGATCTGTCGTGTAAGAGACCTCGTATCGCCGGACACTCCTACAATATTGATAGTTACCCCCCCGTAATTTGTGTTATTTTCGTTAGCTGGGACGACCCGCTCGCCTTTATGTAATAAGGCCAGCATGTCACGAGGGACAAACGGTGTCCCACTTTGGAAAAGAGGGATACTCAATTGACCGCCTCTCCCGAGTAAGTCGGAGCTCCCACTTGAATTGTAACGCAACGGTGCGCCTGAGCGGATCCCGCCTATCGAATTAAGCTCGTTTTGTAAGTTGTAGATCTGATTAAGAGCCGAGTCGATTCCCTGGACTTCAACCCTGGGAGTGGCAACGGTACTGTCGAGCTGGTCAAGAGAGTCGATCGCAAGATCCAGATCACTATTGGCAACCTCCAGGCCGTCAACGTTAATCGTCGGCATTGAGGCGACCGTACTTAATTGATCTAACACTAACCGGATCTCGTCAACACTGTCGGCGACGTCTCTAAACTCTCCCGCAAAAGCCGCTCCTTTCTCCTGGACTTTATCGAGTTGCGTTCCCATTGCTGAGAGCACTCCGACTATGACTGACTTTGCACTCTCGTAAGCCTGAGCGATCTCATTTGGCGTTGCTGTTCCGCTATTCCTAATCGTTGTGAAATTCTTTAGTGCATCGGTCGCTGTCTTTTTGAGAGACTGCTCGCTACTTATTCCGAGCGCCTTAAAAGCCTCATTGATCGCATCGATAGCTTTTTGAGGATCCTCTTTGATCGGTGCCGAAATAAGCCCTCGAACCTTGCCGAACTCAACGCCGGCAAGTCTGGCGTTTCGTTCTAACCTCAAGAGTTCGTCGGCCAATTCTTTAAGTCTGTTTGTCGTCCCCGAGGACTCTCCGAAAGCCTCTATATGCTTTTGCACATCTTCCAGGCCAGCGAGTGTCTCCTGGAACTGCGACTCTGGCAATGTGATTTTATCTATAACGTCGAGCGGAAAAGTTATTAACGTTGAAATAAGACTGCCGAAACCCAGCTTTAAATCAGTCAATGCCGCTGTCATTTTTTGCATACGCTCGAGCCTGGTCGTCTCTGAAATATCAACCCTCTGGATTATATCCTCACCGGCCGCCAGCGTTGCATTAAGGAACGCCTGTTTTCTTTCTGCATCAGTGAGAGCCTCCGACGTTTTACCGAGTTGCTTTGCATATTCTTTGTTTGCGTCCTCGACTCGGACAATGATTCCCAAGTTATCAAGGATCATTCGTGATTGTCGGCCGACGGCCATAGAGATATCGGAGAAAGCCTGAGAGACGGACTGACCAGTCACTCGGGACGATGCCCTGGCGACTTCCATTAACTTCGTAAGAGCTGTCGGATCTATTCCTAAGAGCAAGGCGGTGCCCGCTTTTTCTATGAGAGTTTGTGTGTCTATCGTGCCGGCCGAGATCCTCTTGAGATTCGAGATCATATCGTCGGCCATTGCGCCGTGAGACTTGGCCAGGTTTCTAAATGCAACCTGTTGTGACTCAAATTTCGCCGCATCAAAGGCCAGGCCGACCGCTTTCGATATTGCAATCGACGCTCCGGCAATTATCGCCGTTGTCGCAATCCAGTTTTTCTTTAAGCCGGCAAAAGAGGAGTCCATCTTCTTGATCGATTTATTAGTATCTTTCGAGAATTTATCCGTTACTTTCGTCGCTTTGCCGATCTCGCCCCTCAGTTGCTTGGTATCGGCCTGGATCCGGACTATTAATTCATCAAGTGTCGCCATCTGGATATTTCTCCATTAATCGCTCGAGATCTTCTCTTGTTGCCGGTTCGACTGTGTCACCTTTATACATTCGCAACGTTCCATCATAAGCACGTTTTAACTCAATCGGTGTCATAAGCCAAAAGTCCCTCGGCGAGATCTTAAGCATACCGAGAGAGACCTCCATAATCTCACTCCAGGGATACTCCGTCAGGGTTTGTCTCCCAACGTCGCCCGAGTCTTTTTTTTTCCGCCCGAGTCTTTACTCGTTATCATTTGACTGATTAATTGAATTGTCGGCTGGATATAGTCGTCGAGACCCTTCTCCGCAATCATGCGAGAGACGTCGTCCTGGGACAACGCCTCTTTAGGATCCAGGACACCGCCCTTAATTCCCTCGCAAATAATGACCGAGATATCAGTAAACCAATAGTCGGCCATTCTAAGCCGGCTGGCAACTCTAAAGATCCCGATCCCGAGACGGCTTTCGATCTCAGTTATTACATTATGAGTCGGCCGCATTATGTAAGTGGATCCATTGAGGCTGACCTCGACTTCTCCTCTCTCTTTGTTCGCCATGTTTGCACCCCCTTTTAATATTCCCGTATTACCGCTTAACGATAATCTCTCGGCATTCTTATTGTTCTGACCGTGACCGATGTTACGCCACTGTAAGAGACGACAACCTGGGACGACGAGTTGTTATATTTAAGAGTCGGAAAGGATCCGATCAACATATCAACACCAGCTCCAACGGCGACGACCAGGTCTGCCGCTGTCACGTCTCCAAACCCAGGCTTTTTGACTGTCGTTTGTTGAACTGTAAAAGTAACGTTGATCGATCCACCACCGCCATTTTTGATATAAAACATTACGTCGCCGTTAGCGTTCGGGAACGTATCACCGCCACCGGCAGCCGACTCGAAAGTATGTGTCAGGCCAGCCTCGACAATGGTCTGGATTGTTAAAAGTGCCATAATAAACCTCCGTTATTACTGATAAATTACTGGTACTTTACTAGTAATTTACTAGTCGTTTAAGGCGTGTAAGTTATTGCTCCGGAACTCTCAAAAGTAATTGACCAGGTCTCCTCGCCGTTGTGCTCTCCAGCTCTTTCGTAATTGGTTATCAACCAGGATCCGGAGAAGATACCGGCATCCTCAGTTACAAAAGAGTAAGTCGCCAGGGCGTTAGCCGCCGCATTAGCTCTTATCGTTTCCTGAGTTGCGTCGTCAGTGAAAACACCCGAGCACGTCATTGACATTGACTGGATCCCACCACCGTCGAGGATCTCCCTCATTCCGGCCGAGTCCTTGTTTGTGATATCGACCATTTCATTATTGATCGATAGAGAGCTTATCCTCTGAGCGGCAATGGTCGTGCCACCTACTTTGATTAAAACTAAATTTCCTTTTTGAGCCATGATAAAACCCTCCTTTTAGTTATGCGTTATCGCTTTGAATCGTTGTACACCATGAAACGTGAGCCCGTCCTCCTCCTGGAGTAGTGTCACAAATTCCTGGCGTATAAATAGAAGATTGAATCCTGCAACCGTTAACGCCTGGCCATGCAAGATCCTGTAAATTTCGTCCATGATTGCTTTACAATCTTTTTTCCCTCGTCCTTCTGTGAAAGTGTGTATTGAGATCTCGTCCTCCCAGCCCTGGAAAGTTTTAGTGTCCCAGTCGGTGCCGCTTTGCTCTCCGATAACAACGTAATCTTTCTCCGTCTCCTGGGGGACGTAATCATAAACACCGGAGATTAAAGCTCCAAGAGTGGAGTCGTCGTTTAAGGCTGTGTAAATAGCGGCCTGGAGAGCCCACAAAGAAGTCGTCATTTTTTCTTGCTCACTCTTTTAATTGACTTGCTGACTGCAACTTCTATCCGATCGCTGACCTTTTTTTTATTCCTTTTAAACGCCGGCTGGAGCCAGGGACGAGCCGCCATTTTAGAAGTCCCGAACTCGAGAGGCTCGGCATACTCGAGCGTTGCGGCGTCCATTGCTCCGATCGATGCGCCCAGGCCGTCAAGGTCGACAATATAATTAACATGACTTACTAAACGACCAGTGTCGATCGCCGGCGGGTGTCCCTCAAGCGACGGATGGTGAAACATCTTTTCGGCTCCCTTCTTACGGATCCGAGTCCCCTTTTTAAATGAGCTCCCTTTGCGCCTCTTGTACTTTGTATTAACAAGCCTGGGAGTGTTCCGCATCGATACTCTAATATCGTTTTGAATATCTATTGCGCCCAGGGCAACGGCCTTTGAGATCTCCTTTTTTATCTGGATAGGAAGATCTCTAAGCCGTTTATTTAGACTCGGGAGTCCTTCAATTGTTCCTTTAACGTTGCTCATGTCGGGACGTTCTCCTCGGCCAATATTTCAAGATACTTATTTCGTTCGTCAACATTGACGGCCGATCGAACATTAAATATTCGAGATCCTAACAGTAACCGGCTCTTTGTCGTAACATCGTTCCGGTACCGGATCTCTATCCTGTGAGTAATAGGCGTCTCAAGTGACATAGCTCGAAACCTCTCGCTTGCCGTGATCGGCTGGACACTCCCCCAAACGATTGTCACTTTCGCCCATAGCTCGGTAAATCCTCCACCGCCGTCGGCCGTCTCTGTTAAAGCCTGGAGCTCTAATCTTTTCCGGAGATCTCCGATCATATTAATATGCTCAATATCTTGTAAGGCTGTAAGAGCGCATCATAGCCCACTTTAACCTCCGTTGAGATATCTCCAAGTGAGACTGCCTCTCGATTTTCGTACCAATGAGCGACGAGCATCAAAATTGCGCTCCTGAGAGCCCCAGGGACGTTAGTTGCGGCCGCTCCGTAACCTGTGACATAGATTATTTCCGCTTTATTGTGCGGCCTGGTAGCTTGTGGCCATACTTGACCATCGTTTAAATAGATCCTGGATCCTGGCACGTCGACGTAATAATTATCCGACGAGTAAACCGTTCCCGAGTCGTCCGAGGCATAAGACGTCACCGTCGTAACGGATATGAGAGGCGGGAGAGATAGCTCGATATAATTCGTCTCCGGAAACTCGTCAAGCGTGAGTTTCCAAGTCTGAGTTATGAGAGATCTCCCAAGATTTGCCTCGACTTTATTCCTGGCCGCTTCAATCAGGATTTTCAAAAGATCGTTGTCGTCGTTACCGTCAACTTTTAAAAAGCTCTTGATCATTTGTACTGTGACCGGCTCCACTGTCGGAGCGACGGTTTGTAATAGTGAAGATCTCATTCGTCCCCTTTATCCTTGTTAGGATCCTTGTCGTCAGCCGGAGGATCGATCTTGCTATCCTCGCCCTCTGTGCCGACCACTTGCGAGGTTCCGAGAGTTACTGTTTCCCCTCCTGGCGCATCTTCTTTATTTTCCCCAGGTTCAATTTGCTTATTCTCTGGAGACTCGGCCTGTTTTTTCTCCTTGACCTTAGTTGCCATTCCAGCATCGACAAAAGCGGTACCGAGATCCGTACCGATTTTATACGTCTTACCTTTCTCAAACGTCTCTGGATGGATATTTCCATCGTCAACGCCGAGCTGTTGAGATAACATCTTAACTTTCATAACTGCCCCCTTTTTAGGTAGCGGATCCGGAGAGATCCGTTCGTATATATCTTTTAGTTTAAGTGCCATTAAAAAGATCTCCAGGGGAGAGGATCACTCTCCCCCAGTTATCCTCCTATCTGTTAAGCTACTGGACGTTTTTCGGCGTTACTTCTTATGGCAATAATGCCGATCGGTGTCCCGTTTGTATGGGTTCCGGTAACATCAATTGCGACTCTTACATACCTGGCGTCACCGATATAACCGATCTTAAAGACTGCATCGTCCTCAGCGGCCGCATCGACAGTTGCAAAAACGCCACTCGTCACCGTCCCGATAGCATCATTTTGAGCAACGGCGGCGGCATCTGACCCGTCCGACTCTGCTCCCTCCTGGAGTATCAGTTCGGTATAAAGAGATCCGCTCAATGTGTCTCCCGACTCACCCATCAGGACGACCAGCTCAAGTGAATCATACCCCTGCATATCGATTGCCGTCGATTCGACGTCAGCCGTAACGACAACCGGATCCAGGACTTGAGTTATGTTAATGTTATTATGTAGGTCTCGCATAATCTTTATCCTCCGAATTAAGTTAACAATATTGGTTAAAGGTCTGCGAGAGGGATCCACTTAAGGCGATCCCCCTCTCTCGTTTGGGTTTTAGACTTAAGCGGCCAACTTGTGAATCTTGATCGCTTGCTCGTTCGTTACCGCTCCGCCAGTCCTCTTGGTCGTGTAAAACTTCACAAAAGGCTTGGCTGTAAAAGGATCTCTTAAGGTACGGATCCCAGTCCTATCAACGATGGTATAACCCTCTCTAAAATCAGCATACACGATAGAGAGAGAGTTAGTTGCTGCCACTGGCATATCTGAGCCCAGGAATACAGGACGACCCATAATCATTGAGGGTGCGCCAACTTGGAAACTTGGCTGGAACCAATAAACGTCAGTCCCTTTGAGTTTCCTGATAGCTCCCATAAGTGCCCGTCCCATCAACCAGGATGCGTTTGCCTGATACTCCTCAAACAATGCAGTCTGGAGGCTTATTAAGCCCGCAACCGTAACGGCTCCGTTAGATCCTGAGCTTATTTGCTCGATCTGACGATCACCAGTACCAGCGGTATAAGTCAAGATGCCTCGTGGAGAGGCGACGCCGGCTGAACTTATAAAGGCTGTATTTTCAATCCTCGCAAACTTACTGCCAATCTTAGCGGCGAGCCACTGTTCCAGATTCCGAGCGATATCGTCAAGCGACTTTTGAGTCGCCCTGGGTTCGGCGTATTGCTCATGTGCTGGAATATTTAACATGCCAACGTCCGGAGTATCGGTCTCGCCTCTCGTTGCTTTCTCACCTACCCAGCCGCCACTTGTGGCCTCGTCGTAATCCCTGGGGATATCGAGAGAGTCACCGCTAATCGTCTCAACCGACGCAAGCTGTCTCATGGGAGTTGTCTCAAAGACCTTTGTTATGATCCTGGATGAGATCTCTTGTGGTACCAGATATCCGCCCTCTGAGTCGACACCTACTGAGAGAGCTTTCTCCTGGAGCTCAGGGAGACCATCTTCAAGACCCTTTCTCATATAACTTATAAAGCCCTTTTCATGCTCGATAACCTCGGCTGACTTAACCTCTCCGCCTGGAGTTCCGCCCTTGCCGATACGTTGGATCGTTGCCTCGATCCTGTCCATTGTCTCTTGACGTTTCTCCTCCGCCTTAGTATTGGTCTCGTCGAATGAGTCGAGCTTTGCCTTTGCGTCGTCGATCGCAATATTTAAGTCGTCGACTTTCTTCTCAAGCAACGGGTCAGCATTACCCTTTGTCTCAATCTCTTTTAATCGCAAGTCGTTTGCGTTTTTAAACGCCTCGAAAGTCGTCCCGAGTGTATCGACTGCGGTTTTGACTTCTTCCATATTCATAATAATAATCCTCCGAAAATTGATTAATTAAATAGTCATACTTTTTGTTAGATCTTTGATAGCCTTTATCAGTTCCGCACCTTCAACGTCTCGCTGAAAGATAACTGAGGCCGCTACCTTAGCCCTATATTTAGAGATCCCTACATCTCGCAGGAAGACCTCAAAATCTCTTACATTGTCTATTAAAGACGGATCCTCGATCTCCAGGATCCCGCCGTCAGCTTGTTTGATATTAATTACGTTTGCTTTCGGGTTCATTGCTAAGGCCGTCATACTATATTCGAGTACATCAACCTTTTTGAGTTCTCGGATATTCCCCTTGTCGACGTACTCAAACTCAACGGCATTGTAGCCGATAGAGAGCCCCATCTTTGCGCCGACTGCTTTAGCCTGTTTAGCAAGAGCGTGTTTCTCCCTGGCCGTCTGCACTTCCAGGTTGAGTTGACCTTTAACAAAAAGTCCTTCGCTGACCTCTTTTGCCTCGAGGTTATATCCCAGGTGCTCCTTTATACGGTGTGAGCTTAAGATCGGCCAATGGACACCCTTTGCGATCGTCTCCTTGAAAGCCCCTTTTAAGATCTTGTCGTTTCCGAGATCCAGATTGCCGATCCCAGCGGCCAGTCCTTCAAATTCTCCGTTCTCGCCTACTGCCTTGACCTCATATTCAAGCTCTTTGTATTCCATAACTGACCTCCATATTTTTAATAACCTGAGTCTCCTCGAGCGGCCGTCTCACCGATTGAGGCATTATTCCTATTCTCATGGCCTGGATCATGCCGGCGGCCTCGAGATAATTGTCGACTTTTGTGTACTTGGGATGCTCAATGCAACCGATTGTCTTATTTTCTCTAACTGCAATAACTGGGACCCCTTCTTTTAAACAAGCCCTATGCGGCCGGCCATATAAGCCCCAGGGAGTGACCAGGCAATCAACGTCCTTAACGGATAACCCTTTCCCGATCCTCGGCGCTTTCTGTAATCCTTTTAAGACACTATGTAGATAAGAGCTCGAGATCATTTCCGCCGCCATGCGAGGATCGACAATCTCTTTAAAATCTTTCAAGGCGTCGCTTTCGACTGGCGCATGGGCGACCGGCTTATTTAATGCCTCAGCGATTAACCGTGAGGCTTTCGCCTCGACGCCACCCCAGGGATTAACTCCTCCGCTTTTTAAATAGCTTGTGGCGATTTTCATATCGACCTCGATCAGTGAGGCAATGGCCAGGGCATCGAAGTCATACTGGCTGACCTGTTCGACAAGATCTTTCCAGCCGTAAACGTCCCCGCTGGCCTGGGACCCGTTTAACGTTGCGACCATTCTTAATTGAGTTTCGAGCTCAACTATTACAGCATCGAGACCTAGGGTTGCTCTCGCCGCTGATACGGCATTGACAATATCACTCGAGGCCGGCGCATTAGTCGCAACTAATACCCGATTACTCTTGACCTCCTGGAGCGAGATCTTCTTTTCGAGGAACCTATCGAGTATGGATCCCTCGACATAAAGAGCGTTATCCGGCATTTCGTTAATGTCTGAGGCGTTGACGACGTTCGGGTGCAATATGACTTTGTCACATACCGAGCCGATCAGTTTGGCGACCGGATTTGCGTCTCCGGCGTGGCCGCCTATTTCCGCCCCGACTCCTGTCGGAATTATGAGAACTGTATTAAACATTACAATTTCTCCCATCAAATATAATTTCTTCTGGTTTTACTGTTCTATTGTTTTCAAACCTCACATGTGCAGACTGAGAAGCAAAAAGTAGTAAATTTTCCACCCTATTATCATCCTTAACCTCATTTAGATGATGGGGAACTTCTTTTGGTTTTAAATATCGACCAAGATATTTTTCTAATGTTAAACGATGTTCACGAACATATCCGCAGTTATTACTGAAAGGGTGAGTAGGCATGTGGATTAAAATATATCCTGCATCGTTATAATTTCGCCCTCCCTTAAAACTGTTTCTATTTCCTTTTTTCGCCTTACTAATGTTCTTACGATGATTTAAGGACATTCCTCTAAAATTTGGATTATTGCTCCCCCGCATTAACTCTGAATAAGTTCTTGTTTTTATTTTAAATTTTTTAAGGTAATTAAAAATAGTTCCCACACCACAAGAAGCATCCTTAGCAATTTGGTTGATAGGTTTTTTCTTCTTGATATATTCTTTTTGTAAAAACTCTTTAGTTAAGACAACATTCATTATTTCCTTTCAGTAAAGACCGCTTTAACGACAAGCCCTTTAAAGTAATCCATAGTAAACTTCTGAGCTGTGTTCGGATTAAACTCCCTACAAGAGAAAATGTTAATATAGGCGTTTCGCATATCGTCAACCGTGTGAATGACTATATTGCTCGTGCTGATAAACTGGACGGCTGTTGTCCCTTTCAAGTGAACCGGCGCCGCTTTGTAACCCTCCGGATCTCCCTCGTAATCCCAAAAGTGTAGATCCTCCCTTTTCATGTTAATCAGCTTGCAGAGATCCTCGAAATACCTCTTAATATCTTTGCGATTAAATTTAGTCGTATCGCATAAATGCAGATCCAGGATCAATTCGTTTCCGTAAGGCTTTGACATTATTCTTAGCTGTCCTCGCCGTCAACTTCATGCGTTGCCTTTAAATTGGTCGTACCGCCTTTGCCTTTGACCTTTTTACTGAGGTTTGGAATGTAGGTATAGATCGCCTCTGGAGTATTCTCAACAGTGTAATACTTCAACGACGGATCCGTACAAGCGTCGAGTGCCTCTTTCTTGGTGTTAAATGTTCCTTTGTAATCCTGGATCTTGCCTGTCAATATTCCAGTTTCCGTTCGCTTTCCTACCATATAAACAACGACAGGTTTTCTATTCTTGTCCCTCATTTTATGCCTCCTTTGTGACGTAGATAATTGAACATCTGCAATTGATCGTCTCCTCGGCCGGTGCTCTGGGATCCCCAGGACGCATGATTAAAAACCCGTTGCCCTGGAAAGGCTCTTTCATTGGTTTTCTCTGACCGTTCAGGTCTGCGTGCGAAGATCTCTCCCGTCCATCAAGCGCCGCCATCCATTCTCTTTGTAATGGCAACTGAGTTGAATCCGCTGCCATATCTCCAGCCGCAACCGCCGCCGAGTGAGTCTCGGTAATAGCAATCCGGCGTGCTCTGTAAGCCGCTTTAATTGCCGTGCCCTCTCTGATCTGTTTGACGATCTTAGATAACGCCCACCCCTCGGTTTCAGCTTGTCGCACGGTAGCCCTTACCAACAGGATAGTTTCTTCTTTCGTGGTCTTGGCAATCTGCGTGATCTTGTTGCCTGCATGTTGCTCGACCCACTCGACAATAGATCGGCGAAAGAAAGACTGTTGATCTTTACTCTCCAGGATAGCCTCCGACTTTTCTTTTGAGATTCCGTCAACGATCCGCTGGCCGAAAGTCTGCATGACGACGCCATAATGAGCAACCAGGAGTGTTTCGACTTCCTGGGGATGATCCCGAAAAGAGAGCTCGACGCCCTGCTTACCATCTGACTCAAAAGCCTCAGCCGAGATCTGACCCTGTTTTATAAGTAAATTCTCCATGCGCTTAATGAGAGCCCTTTCCATTGCGATCATTATCGTTTGTTGTGATTGCCATTCTCTTAGCCTTGCCTGGGGAGTGAGATCGTTTAAGACCTTATAGCCCAGGTTCAAGTATTCTTTTTTTTTACGTCACCGAGCCCGAGCGGGACTTGTGTCATTGAGACATAGAGCTCGTCGCCGCCTGGCTTTTCGTCTTGTCCTGTTGCCGCTCTCTTTTCATTGAGAGTTAAATGTTCCGCTCCCTTGACTCTGTCCCAAATAGCGTCACGCCTCGGAGCCAGAGCGAGGATCTTATCTTCATTGAGCCCCAGGACGAGTGAAGGATCAAACATCGGGACGAGCCAGTTATTAAACTCGTCACGATGCAAATAAGCCAGTGGGAGGATTGTATTTTCCCAGAGTGAGAGCCTGGCCTCTCTCTGATTATTAAACGTGCTGTCACCTTTAATACCGAGCAACATCGGCGGGACACCGTAGGTAAGAGCGATATCTCTGGCGGACGTGTTCTTACTCTCGATATATTCCATGTCTTTAGGAGAGAGGCCGAGTTCTTTCCAGTCCATACCACCCTCTAACAACATCGGCCGGCCGACATTAGTTGCTCCAGCATAAGCCTCTCTTAATTCTTTCTTGAGCTCTGTTTTCTGTTCCACTGTTAAATTCCCCAGCTCCTCTTTTACAATCAGAGCTCCCGACGGTCTGGCTCCGTTATCTAAAAGCGACTTATTCCAGGCTCCGGCTTGGTTGTGGATATCAATCCAGAAAGCCGCCGCCTCAAGAGGACTCATGCCGTACCAATCGTTTAACGGGTGAAACATTTTATTATGGAGGAGAGGAGACTTGCCTCGGATCTGATCAACCTCCCATACCCTTTGAGAGACCCCATTGATCGTGTACTCGTAAGCCTGGGGGAGCCCGAACGTTCCAGGGACAATCTTAATTCTGTCCGGACGATGCGTGTAAAGCTCAAGTGGCGTCCCTCTCGTGTTCGTTATGCTTTCAATGTAGTTGTTACCAGCTATAAGATAATATCCATACATGGACTCAAGAAAAGCCGATCCTCCCTGGAGAGGGTTCGGCCGGTTAAGAAGTGTCAAGAGGGGGTGCTCTTTAATCTCAATGAGCTTGTCTGCTCGTTTCCTATTAAGTGTCCACTCAATCGATGCCGCTCCCCTGGCGACCATGTTGATCGACGAGTAAGCGATAACGTTCTTTTGATAACCTTCCTCGGCGAGCTTATCATATTGCCTGGGAGTCCATACCGGCTGACCCAACTTAAAGAGGGCAACCGCTTTGCCGATCGCTGATTCTTTTCTAAACGGCCGCCAGGATCCCGTCCTCTTAATTGCATTACCGATCCTTTGTCTAATCGTCATAAGTTCAATCTCCAGCCAAACAAAAAGACCGCCCCTCGTCGTGCACGAAAGACGGTCTCTTAAATTGCTTGGCACCCTGGAGGCCAATCCAGGAAAGCCTATTTAATTGTCAAAGTTATAAATTTAGTATGTCATGGATCTTGCTCTTTAACTGATAGAGCCGTTTCAATCTCTTTGCATAGCGCATCGATAAACTCGTCGCTTGCTAGATAGATCATCGGCAGTAAGTCGACGATGTCACCGGCCTTTGGATTGTCTACAAAAGGGAGTATGGTATATCTTACAGTCATTAAGTGTTACTCTTTTTTATCAATTAGCTCAATGCCGCAACCCATTACCCAGGTTGACGCTCTTAGCAATAACAACCCAACAAATAGACGGACTCTCCATATCTTTAAACCTGTGACGTTTACAGTCATAGTAAGTTCTTTGGCGACTTCGCTTGCCCGTATTGTCATAATGTTCTTAGCCATAATAAAAGAAAGCCCGACAAGCTAACCTGGAAGGTCAGTTGATCGAGCTTAATAGTCGGACACCCGTTAAGGATCCTCAATAAAATCTCCGTCGATTATTAAAATATCAATATGTTGTGGTCGACGAGCTCCAGGAAGCTACAAGATGTTGTGGTACGGTACCTCAAATAATACACAAGATATTGTGATCGTCAAGTAAAAAATCTGAATATTGCTACATAACACAAACCATTAATCCCTCTGGCATGATAGAACTTACTGAACCTACACTCCCAACCCTGTGATATGTAGGCATCTACAAGGGATATGTCGATGTAGATGGTAATCAAAGCAATATCTCCTTAACATCGTGACAAAAAAGAGTCGTAAAATTATTTTTTAGAGATAAATTGTCACTACCCGACAATTGATGTCTCGGGTCCCTCCGGATCGTGACACACCCAGTCGCTCTTTTTCTGTTCCGAGAGAGGTACTCTTTTTTCGAGAGGCTCGATATGATTTTTTGACCATGATCTAAAAACGCCTCGTCTTCGAATATACCCTCTCACTTTACATTGTTTAACTGCATCCTTGAAAGACAGGAGTTCACAGATGGTCTCCTGGCTCTCCTCCCGATCCAGGCCAGAGTCATAATCCTCTACCGGGACAACCTCCTCAAAATACTTTTCTAAGTCTATGCTGGCCACTATGAACGTATCTTTCGGCCGGTAATATTTCTTTGACTCCTCGTCATAAAAATATGAGTATTTATCGCCTACCTCAAGGCTCCTATTAGCCTTGTCGATAAGTTCCTGGGTAACTGTAAACTCTTTAACGATCAATTTTTTAAACATAATTAACCTCCTTTAAATTAACGTCCGTTAGCATCGTTAAATTCCCCTCTCCTGATCTGAAAATTTTATCATTGCTGCCATTACACGAGGTTCATACATAGTTTTCAATAAATCATTCCAGTCGTCGCCTAACTCTTTTCGTAGTACCTTTTGCGCCTCACATATTCTGCTGACAAGTTCCTCTTTTTCTTCATGTTTCATGTACACCCCCTCAAAGCACCGAGACCCTCGGCCTCGTCCTTTTCTTAACATAGTTTAGAAATTGTGACACCATATCAACCTGATCCGCTGTCTCGCTATTTGGAAAGTTAGAGATCTCCAGCTCAAAGTCAGCCAGCCAGGGAGCGTTTTCCGGCAACCATACCAGGCCAGCCTCGATCGTCGGAGAGGCCGTTGACATTCGAGTAATCTTATCGTTAACCGGCATGATAGCCTTTATCGGATAATGATCCTCTGGATCCTCTCTTAAGTCTTGGATCAAAACCTCACCGCTGGACTTATCCTCGATCAATATCAGATCCGGTCTCTTTTGCTTATACTTACTCTTGGCAGCACGTTTGAGCCCTGGATATCCGATCCGGTTCCTGTAAACGTCCTCCAGGTAATAACCTTTTTCCGTCTCGAGCCAGGTACCACAAACCGACGGATTATTGATCTCCTTCCCTTTGCCGGCCGTGTCCCAGGACTGGATCCTCCTTATGACGTTTCTCGGTTTTACTTTATAACGCTTAAACCAGGAGAGTTGAATCATGCCGCCCACAAGAGGAGCCGGCCTCTGTTGATACTGGCCAGCCCAGGCATACGACCCGACGTCTCTCTTTTTCTGAGCAACCTCAGCCTTTCCGAACCGCTCCAGATGCAAGAGACCGCCGGCCTTGCGCTTAACCTTCACGGATCCAAAATCAATAATCGTTCTTTTCTCAGCCTCCATTGGTATTGATAGGACTGTAAAGCCACCTTTCTCGATCAAGTGTCCCGTCGGATCCGCCTCATGCAATCGATGTTGCACGTTAACAAAGACACCTGTTTTCTCGTCGTTGAACCTGGTTAAGAAAGTTTGATCGATCCAGTCATTAGCCGTCTGGCGAACCGTATCAGAGAGAGCTTGTTCGGGACTAAGGATATCGTCCCCAATCAGGATATTACCACCCTTACCGACCGTGGTACCTCCGACACTCGTTGCAATCCGGTGGCCTCTTTTGGTAGTGACAAACTCGCTCTTGACGTTCATGTCGCCGGTAAGCATCACGTCCGGAAAAAGAGATCTATACCAGAGAGATTGAATTACAAGACGACACTCTACCGAGTGTTTGATTGCAAGCGACGAGGAGTAAGAGGCGCATATTATTTGTTCGCTTGGATTGTGGCCGAGGATCCAGGCTGGCCAGGCAATCGTTGTTATGGTCGACTTCATAAATCGAGGCGGGATATTAATCACCAGACGTCGGATCTCACGTCTCCAGGCCGCCTCCAGGTATTCACATATCAGATCGACGTGCCAGTTATGTTTGTAAAGGGTTCCAGGATCTATAATAGCCAGGACGCCTCGAACGAAACCAGAGAGGCGATCCTCAGCTTGAAAGAGATTAAAAGTTCCGATCAGCCCGAGGAGAGTCTCGTCACTTGTCTTTAAAGCTGGTTCTGTCATTCGCCCATGTCCTCTAATTCCTTTCGAGCTTGATCCAATTCCTTTTGAGCACCCTCATTGACGGCCTTTATTACCGCCATTTCGATTAATTTTTTAAGTCCGACTCGATTGTTGTTATAAAGTCGACTGAGAAAGTATTTATACTCTCTGGCTTTTTTGTCGCTATACTTCAACTCTATCCTTTTCATTACTCACCCCTTGTTTGTTTGTTTGTCATTTCGTGTTTGTTATTCTTTCCGAGAGACACTATCTTTAACCTCCCAGTCGTCAACCTTTCTGCCGCACTTCGTACAGAGCGGCTCCTCAATAACTTTAATACTCGCAACCCAGGCGGCCTTTGCGAGACCCTTTGACGTATCACAATCATTAACCGGCCACTCTTTAACGTGTGCTTTCCACCACTCCTCGAATATTCGATAATACATAATCAGCCTCCTTTCTATGGTAGGGACAAAAGGACTCGAACCTTTATCGGAGGATTATCGATCCCCTGCTCTACCTTTGAGCTATACCCCTTTTACTGTAAAATAAAACCCTTCATCTTATCTCTGTTTGATAATATAACAAAAATGATATATGGAGTTTTCCATTTACCCTTTTAAAGTCCAGCGGTCAACAACACTTGCCGGACGTCGTTTATTATTTTATTTAACTCTCCGACCGTTCCTAAAAGTTTCGTGATCTCTGGATCCCGAGCTTGCCATGCGTCCTTGCAGTATTCATATATCGACTCTCTCTGACTATCTAAGCCAGGCCATTTCTCACAATATCCGTCAAACCATTTCTCGAATTGAGCATCCAAAATTACACCCCTTTCTCGATCCTCTTGAGATCCTGGTAATGCCGGCGATAGGATCCTTTAACGTACCGGATCCCAGGAGAGGAAACCTCCTCCCTGGTCTCGTCCTTAGTGCCTTTATTCTTAATCAGAACACCCTTACAAAGATTAACCTTTGCCGTTCGATCCATTTCCCCCTTTCTTTTTCCTTTTTTGGCCTTGTACTCGTAATTTCCCTCGACCGTTACTCCCTGGAGCTGGTTTTTTTGACCCGTTAGCCTTGCCATTGCCCTGAGCTTTCGTGCTTTTCTTGCGTTCAATGTGACCCCCTTTCTCTGTCGGTTCGACCTTCTCGGCCAGAACATACTCTCCGTTTGCGTTTAGCTCAATCTCGCCTCTCTCAATCGCCTGGGTCATAAGAGAAAAGACTTGATCCCTGGTCATAAGTTTAGCCTGGTCGTGATAGATCCCCAGGGATCCGTCAAGGCCGAGCTCTTTCCGGTCTCGCCATAGATCCGGCCGTCTGTTTTTTGTCCAATAAAATTGACAGTTAGGGACGCCTGGAACTTGCTTAACTACCGTTTGAACTATGACGCCCAGCTTTGCCGGCTTTGCTTTTGTGGTCTTTGTTCTCCTCTTTGCCGGCTCAAGCTCTATGCGCCTATGTGTTATTTCCTGGGTCTCATAACCGACGGCGTTTTTATATAGTGATTTAACGACATTGTGATCGGCGACGAGCTTTCCTTTTTTTAGGGCTCCCAAAAATAGAGGATCGTCTTTCCATCGATTAATAGTTGACTCTGAAACTCCGAGGATAGTCCCGATCTCCTGATCGGTATGTCCCAGGGCGGCAATCCTCTCAATCGACCCGTAATCCGTCTTGTCGACGATCCTTTTTTTAAGTGGCCGTCCTCGCTTTACCATTTTAAATCTCCTCGTTCGCCAGGACTGTTAAGTGTCCAAGTATAATTGGTAGCTCCGTATTTTCCCTCTCTTTTGCTAGGACATTTAAAGAGCTTACCCTCAGTCGTCAGATCTGTTATAGCTCGCCTTATCGACGTTATAGGTGCGCTCCGCAATCTTGGTACTGTGTGAATTTCAAACGGCGTAAAACTATAGTTGGGATATCTCCTAAACACATCCAGGATAATATCCCTTTGCGACTTTGTTTTCTCCGTCCTTGCCTTGAGCTCCTCACCTTTAACGTTTGTCGTGTTGTAATAATTCACCTTACACCCCCTCATCATCAACCTTGCTCTTTGTTTGTTCTGATTCCTCAACAACTTCTCTAAACGCACCCCACCAGGCATCGTTTTCTTGAGGCTTTATATTTCTTGTTATTGTCCTGTAGTATTGAACCATTGACATTATATATCCGATTTGTGAATCGGCCGACATAAGTGAAAATATACCATCTAATATTTGTTTTTCCTCCTGTGTTAAACTCATTTTCACCCCCTATCTTTTTAATTGTTCTTTTAAAGCTCTCTTGACAGATCTCCAAAAAATATCCCTTAGCTCATAAAGTAAAATGCCGGCATACCTGAGACCGCCAGGAAGATCAAACCATTTACCGTTAACCCTTATACGATATCGCTGGCCGTCTCCAAAACACCGAGGCCGACTGGATCCTTTCCATAAGCTCGCATCAAAGATCTCAACCTTGTTGCTCTCTTTCTTGCCTTGATATCTAAGCATTATTATTAAAAGAGGTTTTCTTTTTTCTGACATAAATCACCTATTTAAAAGATTCCTCCAGGTCGGCGAGGTCGGAAGCCATCTCCATAGAGCCCGTTGCGCCGAGAGGGGAGCTGAGATCTTCACTCTTTCCTTTTCAAATAGTGCGGTTTGTAAAATTCGCCCTTTGCGTAAGCCTCAAAATCACCGTCGACCTTATGGCTGTAAACGAATTTTCTTAGTTTATAGAGATCATCCGGTGCACTCTCTCTCTTGTCTAATTCTTTATAAACTACCCTGCAAAATTCATCGAGAGCGTCATCCTCGTCCTCAGCTCTTACGACTTTGGTTAACATTACAACAAAATCTTTCATGTCCTGGCCTCCTTTATATCCTTAAGAAAATTGGCTCCCGTTTTCATTCTGGCACCCCTGCCATTTCCGTAAGTCCTCCGGTTGACACGATAAAGCTCCTGGATCTCCTCTATGATCTTACTCCATTGATTAAATATAAGCCGTTGTTCTCCATTTAAAGACGCTATCTGTTTATTATTTAACATATTACCGTTATTGCGCTCTAACTCGCATTGTTGCAACCTCAATTCATTAAACCTTTTTTGATCCTCCTCGTTTAAATTCTTTAAAAGTCCTTTTTTGAATTGGCCAAACCACTTTTCCTTTCTCTTAATCTTTCTTTTTAGTCTTAACTCTGCTATCGCCTTTTTCTCAGCCTCCGTCAACGGCGGCTTGTTTTTCCTTGCTGGCATCTTCAATCTCCTCAATAGTTAGTATCGTTTTTTCCTCTTGATCCTTCCCAATCTTCTCCTGGGTATGATTAACGGCTCTGATTTCTTTGGTCGAATCATCGCTAAGTATTCCGGCTTTAACGCACTCGTCCAGTATAGCTTTGCCACTGAGGTTATCGGGATCGGCAAGCCTATATCTGAACGAATGGAAAGTGACGTCAACTCGTGAAGTAAACGTTTTAACTTCATTCGCTCCCTGAGTTTCATTGTCAGGATCCGGTTCCAAGTCGGGAGAGGGAACTCCAGCTCGATTGTTATTTTCATTCAAAAGATACCCTCCTGAATAACTGCATTTTTATAAGGTCGATGCTTTCTTGCCTCCTCCAGCGCCTCTCGTGCGGCCTTGACAGTATAAAACTCTTTAGCCATACCCTCAACACAAGTCCTGGCCGGATCCCCCTTTCCTGGCGCTAACCATATATTTTTTTCAAGTAAAACTTTCAATTTAACCTCCTATCTCCCAGCCAGGATCGTTGTCCCGCTAATGGTTGAAATTTCAAAATCGTGATCCATAAGACCCTCGCCGTGCTCCTGGTATAGTTTTACAAACTCGTCCGGATCCAGCACGATTTTTTTAAGATCTGAGTTTTTAAATTGGATTAAATATCCCAGGCTTTTAAGCGTCGACATATAAAGAAAGACGCCTTTAGAAAATATGACCCTCGGATCCTTGCCGCTTTTGATCTTTCCTTCCGTGTACTTATCAAATAATTTATCGACCTCATAGGTCTTTTGTGTTCCGCCGAAACGTGTTTTACATTTAACAATCTGAACTTGCATTATATTTAACCTCCTGTCTTTTTTTTGCCTTCGCTATACCCTCGCTCATATTCAGCATAAACATAACTTTCTTTGCCGACCCTGGTACTATTTCCATTTGTAGGGAAAAAAGCTCTCTCAGCTATAGCGTCTTGATAACCATATTGGAAATAATCAGATTGTCTTTTTACTTCTCCATACTCCACAATTAACCTCCTATCTCCTCGATTGCTTTTGTTATGATTTTCTTTGCCGGTACTTCTCTGCTGCCAGCATAAGACTCTTTAATAAACCTCTCGACCGCCGCTGTCTTACCAAAACCATAACCCTTTATTATCTCGTCGGCCGTCCGCTTGCCATTGCTGAAACACTTAAACCCTCTCATATTGAGCCATTTCATAAACTGTTTAGCTGTTACAGGGAGACCGTTTGGTTGCCGTCCTTTCTTTTCGTCGTTTCTCCTCCAGGAGAGAAGAGCCGCGTAGTCGCTTTTATGGATATAGCCTTTGTTCTCTTTTTGGAGGCTCATTGTTTCAATCGCATCCAGGGTCTCATCCATTCCCCATTTTTCCTTTAGCTTTTTAAATTCTTTATCGGTGAGAGCGACATTTAAAAAGGTTCCATACTTGACTTTAGGATCACTCTTTTTTTTGCTTTCTCTATCTACTTCTACTTCTATATCTACTTCTATATCTACTTCTACATCAGTTAACGTAGGGTTAACCCCCCCGTTAACCCCCCCTTTAAC